CCTTTCTGGCACTGCAAGATGATAAGAGTAAAGCCAGTCATTTCATGAATAACTTAAGTGAAGACAGTAAAAATTCAGGTGCCAATGGCGTAGTAACAGCAGGAGATACGCATCTTACTAACAACGAAGAAAAGAAACAAGAAAAAATATCTGCACTAGCAACCTGTTTAAATTCAGATAAAAGGAGAGTGAAATAAGATGTCTAATTTAATTCAAAACGGTTTATCTTATGAGCCAGATAGTCTTTTTGTAAGCAATAAGGTACACGTACTTACCAAGGGAATCCTTATTAAACAAGGAACTATTGCAAAAAGAGGCGGGGTGATTGCCTTAGATGAAGCCTCCAAGAAGGGTACACTGGCGGATAAGACCAGAGAGACAGATCGTGTGGAAGGTATTTTGACCGATAATGTCAATGCAGCTGAAGCAGATGTTATTGCAACCGTATATATCACAGGGCATTTTAATGCAGAGGCACTGAGTTTTGCAGAGGGCACAGTGTTAGGGGATTATGAAATGGAATTAAGAAAATTAGGTATTTACACAGGAACCGTTAAGGAGGGTAATTAATATGTCAGATTTTACAACAAGAGAGATGTTACAAGCTTTAGAGAGCAAAAAACCAATACATAGTTTTTTTGCATCCTTTTTCCCAGTTTCAAATCCGCATATCGCTGAAATTCTACAGCTCGAAATCAAAAAAGGCAAACGCATCATGGCCCCGTTTGTAGCGCCAAGGGTTGGTGGAAAGGTTATGAAGCGAAGCGGCTATAAGACACAGCTTTTACAGACACCTAAAGTGGCCCCTGAAAGACCTATGACAGTTGATGATATTACCAAAAAAGGATTTGGAGAAAACATATATAGTGCTAAAACACCAGAGGAACGCTCCAATGAGTTATTGGCTAAGGACATGACGGATCTCGAAGAATCTATTCAGCGCCGTAAAGAATGGATGGCCAGAGAAATTATCTTATCGGGCAAGATTAATGTACTAGATGAAGATGATGGGGTTGATATCCAGATAGATTTTGGATTTACCAATGAAGATACGTTGTTTGGAGAAGCTTTATGGTCACGTGCTGAGTCTAACCCATTAGAAGATTTAGCTAAATGGAGAAGGGCTGTTATTAAAGCAACGGGAAAAGCTCCAACATCTTGTGTAATGTCTTCAGATGTCTATCAAGCATTTAAAACACATGAAAAAGTAAAATCAGAACTTAATGTTCTAAACATGTCTACTGGAAAAATTGAGCCTCGAATTGTAGACACATCCCTTACGTTCTTAGGAAGACTTACAGAACTAGATCTGGATATCTATGCCTATGATGAATGGTTTATTGATGATGATGGGGAAGAGCAGGCTATGCTGCCATCAGGCAAGCTTATTCTTTTACCTGAACAAGTGGGATCATTTGAATATGGCGGTATCACACAGCTTGAAAATGGTGAGTATGTCACTTATCAAGCGGAGATTGTCCCTAAAGTTATGACAGATGATAAAAATGATATTAAGACTTTAAGAATGACCTCAAGACCACTGCCAAAGCCGGATGATGTAGATAGCTGGTATGTGGCGGATGTATTATAAATAGGATGGGGGGATGAGAATGGTATTATGTACAGCATTATCAAGAATAAGTAGGCGTGAAGACGGTGAGCGTATCACATTCGAAAGAGGCGACACATTTGAAGCAACCGTGGATGAGGCTAAACGTTTAGTAAAACTTAAGGTAGCAACAGTGCAAGGTGAGATTGCAGAGGAAGAAATCACTTATTTATCGGAGGCAGAACTCAATAAAAAGAATAAAGACTGGCTGCAGCAGTACGGCAGAAAGTTAGGTGTAGAACTTGCGTCCACGATGAAAAAAGATGATATGATTCCCCTTATCCTGGATACGATAGAGGAGCTGAAATCAGAAAATGGCGATTCTTAATTTCAAAGCGCAGTTACAGAAAGATATTAACGTCTTTTTTAATGTGAGTGAGTTTGCCGACTCACATACTCTGGATGGAAAAATAGTGAACTGTGTAGTTGATAATGAGCGTCTTATAGAACGATCAAAAAAAGAATATGACGGCATATCCGTTGGAGAATTATTAATATTCGTTAAGGAAAACGATATTAATAAAAATCTGAGACAGGGTATGCCTATTGTATTTGATGGAAAACAGATGTCTATATTCAATATCCGTAAAGATATGGGGATATATGAGATTATTCTAAGTCAGAACTTAGGGAGATAGTATGGAAAGAGCGCTTATAGATACAAGTAGAATAGAGACACTTGCAAGAGAATTTGAAGGTTTTGAAGAGCAAGTTGCAGAGGCCACGTACCATGCGCTCAATCGTATGATGGATTCTACGATTAACAAGGTAGGTACCTTAGTACAAAAGCAATATGATATTAAACAAAGCGAAGTGGTAGAGTCCTTTAATAGAAACAGTAAAAAGCCCACGCGATCTAACTTAGAATGTTATTTTTTATCAAAAGGGCATCTGCTTAGTTTCGCCCACTTTCCTTTTTCGCCAGATACAGATATAAGGGCTAGAAGGGGCGAGAGTATATTTAAAAGCGCAGTATCGGTATCTATTAAGCGGAAAAGTGGCGCAAAGACATCTAAACAAGGATTTGTCGCAACGACAGGAGCAGTAAGGTCAGAGGCAGTACAGTTTAATGTGTTTAAAAGACTTACAAAAAATCGTTTTCCTATAGCACCAATCAGAACTTTGTCTATTCCTCAAATGGTTACAGCCGAGGGAATGGAAGAAAAGATACAGAGCTGGGCTATTAAAACCTTAGATAAAAGACTAGATCATGAAATACAAAGAGCTATGCTGAATATGGGGAGTCGGATGAGATGACAACTGCAAAAGTATTAGATAGTTTAAAAGAGTTTATAGAAACAAATGTATCTAAGAAGATTAAGCTTCAAAGGGCAGAAGATAGTAACATCTTAAACTATGAATTAGTACATCCCAATGTATTTGTTGGATGGATTCCACCAGGAGGATGTCTGCCACAAGGAACAGACCATCAAATGCCTTGTATTATTGTAGGCATGGATAATGGTTCTGACGATGATCAAAAGTTAAGTTGTGATATTCGTTTATCCTTTGCAGTCTTTTCACCTGGAGAACATATTCCAGATGACGCAGGGGAAATAAATTATATTCAAAGTTATAAAGGCTATATGGATCTATTGAATTTAATGGACTTAACAAAAGCTGAGCTTATTAAGCACACCATTATTAATAACACTTTAAAAGTAGAAGGGAAAATCACATGGGGTATGTATGATGAGCAGTCTTACCCCTATTGGTATGGTCATATGCGTTTTGCAGTTAAGGGCGCAGCCTATTCAAGAACAAATATTGAAAAATTATTATAGAGGGGTGATAAAGCATGTATAAACATGGAGCATTTGCCGACATTATGGCAACAAAAGATTTTATACCGCCTAAGGCACTCGGGACGCTGCCTGTTTACTTCGGTACTTTGCCAGTGCATCAATTTGCAGAGTATGAGGACAAGGTTAACAGGCCGCTGCTGATCAGCAGTTTCAAAGAAGCTCAGACAGTAGCTGGGTATATAGATAGTTCATGGGGAGATTTCACCCTTTGTGAGGCTATCTATGCCCACTTTAGGAATAATGTGCAGATGATAGGACCTATTATACTAATTAATGTATTAGATCCGGATGTACATATGGCGCAGGAGCTTGCCACGGCAACAGTTACATTTACCAATGGCATAGGGTATCTTAATAATCCCTATGCCATTTTAAAGACTATTAAAATTGCAGGAAAAGTTTTAGGCGTGGATTATTCAGCCGAGTATTTGCCGGATGGCACAAGGGTTTTAATTAAGGACCTTAAAAATTCTTTAGGAAGCAGCATTGCAGTCTCATTTAATGTGATAGATCCGGCAGCTGTGACAGATCTTGATCTTATTGGAGGAACAAGTGCATCTGGAGAGCGTTCAGGTATTGCGGTACTTGATTTAGTGTATCAAACTTTCAACATGGTTCCGACTCTTTTGGCAGCGCCTTACTGGAGTACAATATCAGCAGTGGACACGGCCCTGAAATCGGCTAGTCAAAAAATTAATGGGCACTGGTACGCTTTTGTAAATAGTGATATCAGCTCTACAGCAACAGGTTCATTAACGATTGCAGAGGCAAAAGCCGCTAAGGTGGATAAAGGTTATGTAAGCAGTCTAGAAGCTCCTTGCTGGCCCATGGGTAAAAATGGTGAAGATAAGGTATTTCACCTATCGACTATTGCGACTGTGACTATGCAGTGGGTAGACTTTAATCATAAGGGTGTGCCGGTTGAAACGCCATCCAACAAACCGATTGATATCAAGTGTTTATGTCTTGCCGATGGCACTCAGATCGATTTTGATCAAGTGCAGGCCAACGACCTTAATAGCAAAGGTATTCGTACCGCTACTTATTGGGGTGGCAGATGGGTACTTTGGGGAGGTCATACAGGCGAGTATGAATACGGCAAGGATATGGATAAGAGAAATGTTTTTGATTCATCCGTTCGTATGCTGCAGTATATCGCCAATACCTTCCAAAGCAGGTATGGCATACTGGTGGATAAACCATTTAACAGAGCATTAAAAGATACCATACTCAATGATTTGCAGGAGTGGTTAGATAATCTTATCTCACAAGGAAGCCTTTTGCTTGGAACCATTGTTTTTGAGGAGAGCAGTAACCCTGTATCAGATATGGTTGAGGGTGATTTTGTATTTGATATCGCCACAACAACTACGCCGCCGGGCAAATCACTGACCGCAAAAATAACTTATACATCCTCAGGGCTTGATGTATTATTTGGAGGTGCAGAATAATGATTATATCAGGAAGTGTTATTGCACATAAGATTTTGTCAGACGGTGAAGAGATCTTTGACCAGGTCTCTTGCCAGCTGCCATCTATTGAAAAAGCAACGGGTGAATTGAAAGGGGCAGGTATACTGGGCACCATTGATATGCCACTTTCAGGACAGATTAATGCCATGACATTTAGTATTACATCAAGAGGTATTAATTCCAAAGCCAGTAAGCTCGCCAGAGAAGGCAGGCAGACTCTTGAGATCCGTTTCGTTCGAGATGTCATTTTAGGCGATGGATCAATTATCAAAGAAGGTACTAAGATTTTCATTACAGGGGTTAATAAAAAGTTTGATCCGGGTAAAGTTGAAAATGGTAGTACGATGGATGGCAGTATTGAATTTGAAGTATTAAGATACAGGCAGGTGATCGAAGGGGTTGAAACGCTCCTTATCGACAAATTGAATTACATTTACAAAATTAATGGTATAGATTACATGGAAAAGATAAGGGCTTCTCTTTAAGAGGGGCTCTTTTTTAATGCTATGAACTATCAAAAAATAACGCTGAGAAATAAGAAATCAAAAAATAAAGAGCTGAAGGAGTTTATGTATATGGAAAATCAAGTATTGAAATTAACAAAACCACTTATGATCGATGGACAGGAAGTTAAAGAGTTAAAGTATGACTTTGACAATATGACTGCAAGAGACAAAATCAATGTAGGCAAAAGAATTAAGCAGGATGGGGTGCCAGTATCAGTTGAAGAGCTGGATACAGATTATCATATGTACTTATTTGCTGGAGCAGTTGTAAAGGCCAATCCGGATATGGATATTTCGGACGTTATGCGGTTAAGTGCCAGAGACATTCAAAAAGGAGCCGCACTTGCAAGAAATTTTTTCTATCTCAATTCGGAAGAATCCTATCAGATAGAGAACTAAAAAAATGTGCAGCAACCATCACTTATTGCACATCTACTGACTATAGGACATGTTTGGATATGAGCATGGAGGATTTAATAGAGTTAGTTCACGTTCTCAATGAAGTCTCTGAGGAAATGAGAAAGGAGAACAAGGATGGCAAGTAGAAGAGAACTAAGGGCGCTTATTACTCTTGCTGGTAGAATAGATCCTTCTCTTTCCACTGCGCTTATGAGGGCAAGTGGTGAAAGTTCAAGACTTCAGCAGAGGTTAAATCAAACAAACCGCGAATTCAGAAATACAACAGCATCTGGACGCAGTTTTGGAGATATGCTTAAAGCTAGTTTTTTAGGCAATTTGGCAGCCAATGCGGTATCAAGGATAGCTAGTGAGGTTAAAAGTTTAGGCTCAGAGGCATTAGGAATGGCCAGTGACCTTGTAGAAGTTCAAAACGTTATAGGTGTGACATTTAAAGATAGCTCCAAACAGATAGATGCATGGTCCAAGACAACTTTAGACAGTTATGGCATAACGGATCTCCAGGCTAAAAGCTGGAGTGGAACGATGGGATCTATGCTTAAAAGCAGCGGCATCGCCAGTGATGATATGCTCACGATGTCAACTAGCCTTGCAGGATTGGCCGGAGATTATTCATCTTTTTATAACTTAGAGCACGAGGATGCATGGAATAAGATTAGAGCCGGGATAAGTGGTGAAACAGAACCCCTTAAGCAATTGGGAATCAATATGTCCGTTGCTAATATGGAAGCTTATGCCCTCAGCAGAGGGATTACAAAATCCTATCAAGATATGGATCAGGCAGAGCAAACCTTGCTTAGATATAATTATTTGCTTGCAAACTCAACAGATGCACAGGGAGATTATAAAAGATCACTTGATGAATCATGGGAAAATCAGAAAAGATTACTTACAGGCAGTATTATGCAAAAAGCAGCTGAAGCGTTGTCAAAGTTTATTCCTCTATTTACAGATGCAACTAAAAAAGCAAATAAATTTGTAAGCAATATAGATATGGATGAAGTGAGCATAAAAATGGAACAAGGATTTAAGTTAGTCGGGGATTCCATAGGTTGGGTAAAGGATAATTTAAGTTGGTTAATGCCTATTGCTGCTGGAGCTGTGTCTATCATGACAGGATTTTCAATATTAGGTACTGTAAATGGATTGATGGCGACATGGAGAGCATCTACTATAGCACAACAATTTGCTCAAGGAGGATTAAATGCAGTTATGTCTGCTAACCCTATAGGCGCAATGATTATAGGAATAGGAATACTTATAGCAGTAGGATTAGCACTCTGGAAAAATTGGGACGAGGTATCTCAACTTATAGTCGGGATATGGCAGGATTATCTTATACCATTTTTTGAGGGTATAGGCGCATGGTTTAGTGGTATTTGGACAGGCATGGTAGATGGCTTTAAACTAGCTTGGAGCGGCATCGCTTCATGGTTTGGAAGCCTATGGGAAGGAGTTATAGGCGTATTTAAAGGATACTTAAATATTTATGTAGGTATCTTTAATTTCCTCATAGGTGGTCTTAATAAAATCAAATTTGATGTGCCAGATTGGGTGCCGGGAATAGGCGGTAAAACAGTAGGCGTTGTGATTCCAACTCTCCAAACTTTTGCAATGGGCGGTATTGCCACACAAGCCTCTATATTTGGAGAGGCAGGCGCTGAGATGGCCATCCCTCTTAAGAAAACCCCAAGAAGTATATCCTTATTGCAACAAACAGCCCAGATATTAGGGGTTCATAAAGAAAAAGAGACAACACCAGTGAAACAATTACCTAAGAGCACAGATCTATTACAAAAGGCCTCCCAAACATTAAAGATTGCGGGTAAAAGCGCAGGGGATATTATCAATATTACTATCAACATTAATGGAGGGGATTTAAAAGAAGTTAAGAGAGTGGTAGATGAAGCTATTAAAGGACATTACGAAGATGAGGAGATGGTGGCATTTGGATGAGTATTTAAACTATACAACAGTGCAAGGAGATACTTTTGATATTATTTCTCTTGGGGTATATGATGATGAATTCAAAGCGCATCTTATTATGGCAGCTAACCCAGATTACGTTCATACGATAACATTTAGAACTGGCATACACCTTAGAATTCCTATTGTAGAAGAGGATGCTCCTTCTACATTACCCCCATGGAAGAGGTGATAGTGTGCAGCTGATTTATGAGGGTAAAGATATCACCCATGATGTTGAAATAAGAACAGCTAATCTTATAGATTGTGCAGGCGAGAAGTTTGATAGTATTCTTCTGGAGCTTAATAATCCTACCAATGAATGGAGCGGATGGAAGCCACAAAAGCATCAGAGCATTGAACTAAAGGAAGGCAATTTTCCCAGTGGTAAGATGTTTACATACATTGTCAGGCAGCAGAGTGGCCTTATTGTATTAAAGGCTATTCCTACTAAGAAGGTATCGAAAGAAAGGCATACTAAGTCATGGGAAAATGTCACTTTATTTGAGCTTCTTAAAGAGTTTTCATCCAAACATGGACTTGGGCTTAAGACTTACAATATTCAAGATTATATTTATAAAAGGGTCAATCAAATTGATGAGGCAGATTTTAAGTTCTTAAATAAGAGATGTATGCTGGAAGGCTATGTGCTTAAAATATCGGATGGCCATTTAATTGTATTTAATGAGACGCATATGGAAAGTCAAAGTGGCATCACCATCAATGCCGTAGACGTACTTGGAGATTTTAAGTTTTACGCCCAGGACGTTTACGGCTCAGTGAGAATGATCTCAGGTTCAATTGATTTCATATTCACTTTAGCAGATGGGCCAGTGCTTACCGTTGAAGATATTGAGGTGAACAGTATTGGAGAAGCAGAACGTTTTTCCAAGAACATTTTAAGGAGTACTAATAAATATGAAAGCACCCTAGTGTTTGATACGCAGCTGAATACAGCCATAGCCGCCGGAAGCACCGTTAATATTCAGGGGCTTGGGCTTAGTGATGGCAAGTATTATATTTATCAAGTGATGGATCAATTCGCAAATAACAGAACAACATTTTATTTGAGAAGACTTTAAGGAGGGCTTATGAATTTAAAAGGTGTGGTATCACTTAAAGAAAACAATCTTTATAAAGTGTTTTTTAAAGATA